CAAGCACGGATAATTGGTTAGTAATGGGTGATATTTCGTGAGCCGTTTAGCCTTAACGCCTACAAATGTACCTACTAGCGCGTCAGATATTTCTAATCCTGCCATACGCGCTGGCGACCTTTATTTTAATACTTCGCAAGGTTTAAAAGTTTATGATGGAACACAATGGCAATTAGTTTCCACCACAACGGTTTTAACCGAAATTGATGGTGGCGCATTTGATAGTATCGCACCCTATCAAGGCGGTTATAGCCCAGATATTGCGGCAACGCAAACAGTAAATGGAGGTACACCTTAAAATGGCTGTAGTAACCCAAATTCAAGCACGTAGAGGAACTGCCGCACAATGGACTTCCGCTAATCCAACTCTTGCCGCTGGTGAGTGGGGATATGAAACCGATACAGGTAAAGTAAAAATCGGTAATGGTTCAACCGCGTGGTCTTCACTTGGTTATACAGGCGCAGGAGATATTGAAGGCGTAACTGCTGGAACTGGTATTAGTGGCGGTGGAACAAGCGGAACAGTAACTGTTTCTATTGATACTTCCGTAACTGCCGATTTATCAACCGCGCAAACTCTTACAAATAAAACTCTTACTGACCCTAAAATTAACTTAGCAATAAACGCTCAAACTGGAACTACCTATACTTTTGTATTAGCCGATAACGGAAAAGTAGTTACTGCTTCTAATGCTTCCGCAATTACTGTAACTATTCCACCTGCTTCATCAGTTGCTTACGCTACTGGCGCGCAATTAAATATTATCCAAAAAGGTGCTGGACAAGTTACTTTTGCGCAAGGTTCAGGAGTTACTATTCGTTCAACAGGCGCAACTGCTACCGCGCCAAAACTTCGCGCTCAGTATTCATCAGCAACTTGTATCTATGAAGGCTCTGATGTTTGGTATGTAGTGGGAGATATCGCCTAATGCCTATTCTCGGAACTATTGCTTCTTCTAAACTCACTGCGGCAGCAGGAGATTTTGAGTCTATTGCTTCTACTGTTGTTGGTGCAGGTGGCGCGTCTGAGATTACTTTTAGCGGAATTCCAGCAACATATCAGCATTTACAATTACGCTATTTTGCGCCTTCTACACAATCCACTTCAACAAGTTGGAGTCTATATGTAGGTAATGGTGGGATTTCTACATCAGGTTATACTTATCACGATATTTATGCGTATGGCAATCCTGTTCAGGGCGCGACTACAAGACCCAATGAAAGTCTGATAGAACTTCATTTTATTCCTGGTGGAATTTCTACTCCTGTGGCTGGAATTGTAGATATCTTAGATTACGCAAATACAAATAAAAATAAATCTATTCGCGCATTATCAGGTCATGTTGATACTTCAAGTGGCAACGGAAGTCAAAATTGGGTAACAGGTGGCGCGTGGTTAAATAATAGTGCTATTACCCATATTAGATTTCAATATGGAACAGGCAGTAATACAATGCCTCAATATACACGCGCTTCATTATATGGAATTAAAGGATAATTATGGCTATTACTTATGATTTCATTTCTAAAATTACAGCATCAGGTTCTGCTAGTAGTGTAAGTTTTACAAGTATTCCACAAACTTATACAGATTTAGTATTAGTTTATTCGCCACAGTCAGCAAGCAGTGTTAGTTATAGTTATTACACAATAAATGGTGATACTTCTAGCACTTATTATCGTATGTGTATGGCTGGTACTGGTGCTGCCATAACTCCTTTTTGGGCTGGAGATGTTGGTCTGTTATATCCTTACTACGGCACATATAACGATACAACTTCACAAACACTATTTACAAGTCATTTTATGAATTATGCAAACACAACATCGGGCAAAGTTGTTTTAACACGCTCGGGAAATACAGGCGCGTCAAATTTAGCCGATTTTAGTTCAGGGTATTACGCTAGTAATACTGCTATTACAAGAATAGATGTAATTCAAGGTGGTCAAAACTTTGCGGCTAATGTTGTTTTTTCTCTCTACGGGATTAAGGCGGCGTGATATGGCAACATACAAAAAAATAACTGCGACTACAATTTCAACAAATACAGTTACAATTACTTTGTCTGGTATTCCAGCAACATACACAGATTTAGTTCTCAAATTATCAGCGCGAAATGTCAATGGTGGAAATATTGTTGATGTAGTAAATGCTACCTTCAACGGCACAAGTCCTTCAGTAAATGGGCGCGGAATTGAAGGTAGCGGCACAGGCACCAGTAGTTTTACAAGTAGTCGTTTAGGTATCAATGTTGGACCTAATGCTACATCTAATGTTTTTAACAATTTAGAATTGTATATTGCTAATTACACTTCATCTACGACTAAAAATTTCTGGTGCGATTCCATAACAGAAAATAATTCAACTAATGGTTATCAAAATATATGGAATGGCACTATTCCTTTGAATTCAGCCATTAACGAAATTGCGCTTACCGCTAATACTTTCGCGCCATATACAACTGTTACACTATACGGAATACTGAACACCTAAAGGAGAAAAAATGACTGACGCACTTACACGCATAGAAGTGGATTGTTCAACAGGCGAGCAGAAGATTATTCCGCTTACTTCGGCTGAAATAGCAAAATTTGACCAACTGCACAAAGAAGCAGAAGCAAATCGCGCTAAGGCAGAAGCAGAAATACAAGCCAAAGCGGAAGCCAAAGCCTCTGCTCTTGCTAAACTCACCGCACTCGGTCTAACCGAAGAAGAAGCCGCCGCGCTTATTTCGTAATCTAGGAAGGTCGGCAAATGACTACTACCTATCGGTATCTGTTTGCCGATTTACTTACTAACGAAATTATTGCGGAGTTACCGCTAACTGGCGTTAGTTTCAACCAGCAATTAAATACGGCTGGAACTTTCCAAGCGCATATTTTGTTATCTGGTATTAATTCGGCTGAATATAACGTAGATAACGCCACGCTTCCTGCGCGTAACGCTATTTATGTGGATAGAAATGGCGAACTTGTTTGGGGTGGCGTTATTTGGGCGCGCTCGTATAACTCTGACGAACAAGCAATATCTATTACAGCCAGAGAATTTGAAAGTTATTTTGAACGTAGATTAATTACAACTACTGAAAACTTTAACAATACCGACCAATTAGAAGTAGTTAGAACGTTAATTGACGACGCACAATTGCTTCCTTATGGCGATATTGGCGTTATAACTGGTAGTGAAACATCTGGCGTATTAATTAACCGCGTTTATTATGATTACGAATTAAAACAAGTATGGCAAGCAATTAAAGATTTATCCGACCAAGATGATGGTTTTGATTTTAATATTAAAGTTGAATACGACAACGTTACAAACGAACCTACTAAAACGTTAATACTTGGTTATCCGCGCACAGGGCATATTGATACTGGTATTGGCGATATGGATACAAATGTATTTTTATTCCCTGCTGGAAATATTACAAGTTACGAATATCCCGAAGATGGTTCCATTACTTCTAATACGTTATATGTAACTGGTGCTGGTTCTAACGAAGGTAAATTATTATCGGTAGCAACTGCTTCTAATTCGTTTAATGATGGTTTTCCGTTACTACAAACAACGGCTTCTTATTCAGATATTACCGACCAAAATGTTTTAGATGAACTGGCAATAGGTCGCGTATTAGCACTTAGCGAACCACCGCCAATTATTAAAGTTGTAGTTCCAGCCTTCGTTGAACCACAATACGGAACTTACGAAATTGGTGACGATATTCGTTTAATGATTACAGATGAACGTTTTCCAAATGGTTTAGATGAGATTTACCGCATTGTCGGACTTAACGTGGAACCTGGTGAAAACGGACCAGAACGCGTTACCATAACCTTAACAATTACGACCAACTAGGAACGGCTATGGCATATATAAATCAACCGCCTGACTTACGCGTTATGTTTAACGATATTTATCAACGTTTATCCAAACTTGAAACCGCGCAAAGATTTACTGCGCCTAACGTAGATTTTGATACAAATACTCCTACAAATCCGCGTATAGGAGATATTTTTTATGATACTTATGACGATTTATTAAAATATTGGAACGGAACGGCGTGGATTCAAATAGCAGATAATAATATTTCTCCTTTGATAACTATTGTAAATCCTGTATTAAAAACCACAAATAACAATATTACTTATACAGGTAATCCTGTAATTGTTGAAGGCGAGCGCGTAGGTAAAATGCTTACGGCGTATGCTGAAATATTAGGCACAACTGTTACAAGTTGGGGAACAGGGCAAATTTATTTCACTTTACCAGCAGGTTTTCCAACTTTTGAACACGATGTTATTGCGCCCGGTTATATTTCAGATAACGGAAATACCTATACCATATTTGGCATATTAGCGGAAGGTTCTTCCGATATGTATTTATGGTCGCCTACTTCTAACGGCGGTTCGGATATTGTGGACCATAATTCGCCAACTGTTTTAGATAGCACTTCAAAATTAATCTTAAATGGTGTAGCAATTATTGCTTAGGTGGTAACATAACGTTATGTCTGTTCAAAATTGGGCTGCTTTAGCCGTGTCCGTTACAACCCTAATGGGAGCATTAGCCGTGGGCGTTCGTCATCTTGTTAAATATTATCTATCCGAATTGAAGCCTAATGGCGGAGAAAGTATTAAAGATAAAGTTTCAGATATTGATAAAAAGGTGGGCAAATTAGAAAGTCGTGTAGATGAAATCTATCGGCTTTTATTAGATAGAAAATAACGTATGGATAAATTAGTAAATATCCTTATGCGAATTGTGGCGGTATTTGCCGCTACTGGTTTATCCGTAGTAGGTATGGGAAGCGTTATTGGTATTAGCACCTTACATTCAATTTTATTGGCTGGTGGTTTAGGCGTAGCAACAGTTATAGAAGCCCTTGCGCGAGGGTATATTGATGATGGTAAATTAAACCAGCAAGAAATTAATGAGGCATTTTCCAAAGTAGATAAACGGAAGGTTCGTAATGAGTCAAATAGTTGAAATAGCCAAAAAAGAATTAAATTATCAAGAAAGCGCAAATAACAATACCAAATATGGTAAATGGTATGGATTAAATAATAATCCGTGGTGCGCTATGTTCGTATCGTGGGTATTTGACCAAGCAGAAGAAAAATAAACTTGTACCAGTTGGGCAAGCACAAGCAGGAGATATTGCTTTTTTCCAATTTGATACTGACGCGGAACCAGACCACGTGGGTATTGTTATTAAGAATAACACCAAATTGAAGCGGTTAGTTTGTATTGAAGGAAATACAGCCGCAGATAAATCTGGTTCACAAAGCAACGGTGATGGCGTATATGAAAAAAAGCGTTCATATTCGTTAGTAATGGCTGTTGCCCGACCATAGGAGATATATGAGAAAGTTATCGGAAAAAGAAAAACTAATGCTTAAATCTGCCGCACGTCATTTTGTATTAGTAGCATTACCAGTATGGCAGGTTAGTAACGGCGATATGAAAGCGTTTGCTTACGGATTAGCCGCCGCAATTATCGGTCCAGCACTTCGCGGTATTGACAAGAATGACCCTGCTTGGGGTAAGGTCGCGGCGTGGTTGGAAACTGATTTGAAAAAGAAAGCCACAAAAAAAACTAAATAACAAATTTGCCTTTACCTAGCAATTATGGGGAAGTAACTTGCTAGGTAAAGGCTTATTTTTTGGGTAAAGGCTAAGGCGTGGCGTAATTGTCTTTTGTTTAATCTTTGCGATATTCTTCTGTTATGTCTTTAGAGAACTCTATTGAAGAAGCACGTTATAAGGGTAATACTGTTTGTCCTTTTGCCAGAATAATAAATAAATTAAATGACGCCGATAAAAAAGCACTTGAAGCGGCTATTAAAAAAAATCTACCAGATGTAACTCTTGCTACTGCTTTACGCAAAGAAGGTTACAAAATTGCTGAAATAAGTATTTCGCAACATAGAAAAGGTTTATGTCGGTGCCAGCAGAACAACGGATAAAAGAAATACTTGAACAACGCCAGATGTATCACGGCGACTTCTATCAAAACTTTATTACCATAGGAAAAATATGGGGCGCATTACTTGGTGTAGAACCTATTGAACCTTATAAAGTTGCGTTAATGATGGACGCCTTTAAAACAGTTAGAGCGTTTAAAAATCCAGAACACGAAGATAATTGGTTAGACAAAATTGGATATACAACGCACGGACAAAGTTGTGCTTTTTATGACGTGGCTAAGAAAAAATGAGTTTAAAAAAACAACTGGAAGAAATACCTGACGAGGTAGCCAGTTCAGATGTAGTAGAACTACGTAAAGCGTTAATACGCACACAAAAACAATTAAAAGACGCAAAGCAACGCACGGAAGAATTAGTTGAAGCAACTATTCAAGCCGCATTTGACGCCACGTTATCTATGGGCGCAATTAAAGAAGTGGTTGCTCCTGTTATTGATAAACGTAAAATTAAATCCGAAGTTGCGCTATGGCATTTAACTGACTGGCAAGGTAGCAAAAAGACAACCACCTATAACAGCCAAATAATGCGCAAACGCGTAACTGAATTTGTAACTAAAGCAAAACGTATTACAGATATTCAACGTGCTGACCACCCTGTTAAAGATGTAGTTATTATGTTTGGTGGCGATATGGTGGAAGGTTTATTTAACTATCCAGCGCAATTACACGAAATAGACGCAACGCTATTTGAACAATACGTAACAGTATCCAGATTAATCGTGGATACAGTTAGAGAAGCATTAGCAATATACGAAAAAGTATTAGTTGTGGCAGAGTGGGGAAATCACGGGCGTATCGGTAGCAAACGCGCAGATGTACCACGTAGCGATAACGTGGACAGAATGTGTTACGAGTTAGCGCGGCAATTACTTAATGGAGAAAAACGATTAACTTGGGCAGACTGCCCCGAAGATGTTCAACGTGTAGAAATTGGTAACTACCGCGCGCTATTAATACACGGAGATGAAGTTGGTCGTAATGGCTTTGCTTCGCCAACCGCAATTGTTCAACACGCAAATAGATGGCGTAGCGGTGCTTATCCGTGGGAATTCCGTGACGTATATATCGGTCATTACCATACTCACGCCTGTTGGCCAATGGCAAACGGATTAGGTTCGGTTTATCAAACTGGTAGCACCGAAAGCGATAACCGCTATGCCAGAGATTTATTAGCGGCGAGTGCTATTCCTAGCCAACGGCTTCACTTCATTGACCCAATTAAGGGCAGAGTTACCGCCGAATATAAAGTTTGGCTGGATTAAAAATTCGCTGGTATCAACAGTATCGTCAGAAGTAAAAGCGTGTTGTATCCAACATTTGCCGCATTGAATACACATTAATCTTCTTCGTAATCGTCACCATAATCGCTGGTGATAAGCCGCATATCAGAAATATCTACGCCATTATTTTTGGCGGTAAGTAATGCTTCGTTAAAAGTATTTAGACAACGGCTAGTTATATCGGTAACCATATCTGGATATTGCGTATCCGTTCCGATATTAACTTCCAAACCGCCACAACGAATTGAAACGTGTGTATAAATATCTGCCATAAGCCGAACTTTACCGCCAGTTAGATACCGACACGCAAGAGCCGCAATTGCGGCGTGTATGGCGATTTAAAGCGTTAATACGTCTTTCTATATCGGGATATGGGTTCAAGCCCCAAATCGCCCCTAGCGACCCCTAGCGACGTTTTAAAGGGTCTTCTCACGTAGGGAAATGCCCCCTAGGGCTACTGCCCCCTGTAACGCTTTTCAGTTATTCTTCTCTTAGTACAAACAATGGATAAGTCTTAGGACAGTTCCGATAGGAAATCCAAGTTTCGTACCAGTACCTAGAAAACTAAATAGAGAAGGCAAGAATTAACCAAAAAGTTTTTGGTAATTACTTTGGTTAATTTACACGTAGTTAGTAACAAGTAACAGAAATCCGTAACAGGTTTAACACATTACGGTAGTCACTTCGGGGTTTACAACCGCAATACGTAATACGTTCCGTTACAAGTTATGGCCCACAAAATCACGCGACGCTCAGTTCAGATATAGAACTCCCTGGCAACAAAATATCCGCGAAGACCCGAAAGGCGAGCGAGTGACAGATATTCCGCTAGCGCAACGCAGAAAAGTGAAGGAACCGATAACGAACCAGCCTTATAAAAAATTACCTAGGAATTAATCCGAAACCGCTCAACACTAAAAGTTGGGCGGTCTTACTACGTGGCGAGTAGTAACTGATGAGGACAGCCATTAACAGAAAGTTAGGGAAATAAAATGGAAAAGCAATTCAATTCGTTTGGTAGTTTCTTTATGAACGTTACAGGTTCAATGACGCTTAATGAGGAACATTACATAGGCGTATCTACTAGCGGTAATAAAGACAAAGTAATGATTAAGTCAATTCGTTGTTCAGTTGAAGTAATTGAACCAAATCAATATGGATTAGGCGATAAATCACCACGTCTTAATTTCAAATGGTCGGTTGATTACGTTAATTGGAACCGCAGTAAAGGTGCGTGGGGTGTTCGTAGTAACTATCAAACTATTGATGGTGAATACGTTAATAATATTATCGGCGCATATCACCGCGGCGTTTGCGAGCAATTGTTAGTAGTTAGATTAGAAGAAAAACTAACTAATGGAGTTGCCGCAGTTGTTAAGCGCGTAGAGGAACTAACCAAATGATTACCGATACACAACCAACAGCACGTCAGCAATTTATTGACGACTTCTTAATTGTCGTTGAAAACGATTTCAACGCGTGGTCACGTATAACTGAAATGGCAGAAACAACTCATTTATTTCAGTTTGCGCAAGATTTATCTGATAACTATGACGATTTAGTTCAAATCGCTATGGGTCAAATTACAAATGAATTTGCTCGTGATTTATTTCGTCAAATTCTTAATGGGTGGGGTATGGATACGTGGATAGCAATTGCTAAACACATACAAGAAAGGGTGGAACAAGATGGCAACTAAGGAAGTAAAACGTAGTGGTCATATAACTTGCGGTATCTGCGGTAAACAAATAGTGGTTGGTAAATGGATTAAATTACCATTTTGCCCAGATAGCAAATGCGCTAATAGTGAAGAGCGTTATCACGACTAAGGCGAAACCGCCCCACGTGGGCGGTCTATCGGTAAATAACCGATACTGACGAGCCTCGTCAGCATTAAGTTAGGGAAAACTAATGACTACTGAAACAACAACCGAAGTAAAAGAACCAACGCCATACGAAGTTGCGGCAGAGTTTGTTAAGAACAACGCCGTATCTGAAATTACAGAACGTATTGCGGTATTAACAGAACAAGTTAAAAGAGAACGTGCAAATTACGACCAAGCACGTGCGGAGTTAATACGTTGGAGAGAACAAACAACAGAGTTTGTAATTGACTTTGTTAAAAGTGACGACATTACTACGGACGACTTGAAAGAGTTTGCCGAAAAAATGAACATTGAACTAACTAAGGAAATTGAAGTTACGTTCAAAGTTGATGTTAAGTTCACCGCAACAGTTCCACTTAATTTTGACGTGGATACCATTGACGAAAGTGATTTTGACGTAACCATTAATTATCGCGGTGGCGATAATGATGTGGATATGGAAGAAGAATATTCAGATATTGAAGATTTTGACGTATCTGACGACAACTAAATAACAACTAAATAAACCAAAAAACAACTAATAGAAAGAAGGCAATAAAATGGGTATGGTTCCAGATGAGTTTGAAGATGGAACAGCGGCGTTTTTCACAAATCGTGAGCCCGCTTGGCACTCACTAGGTGTTGTTACACCTAACGCATTAACCGCAGAAGAAGCACTTAAAACTGCGTTGCTTGACTGGAAGGTAATTAAATCCGATACGCCAGTTGAAACAATTGTTCCAACTGCTGACGGAAAAAGCACTAGCAAGATTACGTTTCCAGACAAATATATGACTTACCGATACCACCCAAAGACTAAGAAGGCTGACGCTTTGGGCGTTGTCGGTAATCGTTATACGCCAGTTCAGAACGCGGAAGCGTTTTCGTTTTTAAACTTCGTAGCAGATGAATCAGGCGCGGTATTTGAAACGGCTGGTTCAATGAATAATGGTCGTAAGGTATTTATGACTATGAAAATGCCAGAGGGCTTACAAATCGGTGGGCAAGACGCAATTGATTTGTATTTAATGGCGTGGAATACGCACGACGGAACTTCCGCGTTTAACCTTTTGGTTACTCCTATCCGAGTTGTCTGCCAGAACACGCTAACTGCGGCGATTAATAACGCAAAATCTAATTACGCGTTACGCCACACACCGGGCGTTAATGGCAAAATTCAGGCGGCTCGTGACGCACTCAAACTCACTTTCAAATATACGGAAGAGTTTGAGAAGATGGCAGAAAAACTTATTAGTCAAGAAATGACCGATAAGCAATTTGCCACCTTAGTTGAGAAGGTATTTCCAATTGACGAAGAAAGCCAGCGCGCAACCACAATTGCGGAAACTGCTCGCGGAACTTTAATGGGTCTTTGGAAAGCACCTACGCAAGCAAATATTGCTAACACCAAATGGGCGGCGTATAACGCGTTCATTGAATACTCTGACTGGGCTTCACCAATTCGTGGCAAGAACCCAGAAACTTTACGTGCTGAACGTATTATTAACGGCGCTGGTGACCGATTTAAGAACAAGGTTCTGGCACTTCTCTAATACCACACACAACAAATAAACGTGGCGGATATTTAACTGGTATCCGCCACGTTTTGTTCTATTGATTAATCAACTTCCCCAAGTAGAATAGGAAATGGAGGCAAACCCAATGATAAGTAATTTAATCGCTATTCTTTATGGCGTATTTTGCGGCGTTATCGCATTACTTGTTATTAAATTTAACCAAAACCCACATAGATTAACCAAACGCGGTAAGTATTTTGTATTTATCGTGGCTATCGTGCTGGGCTTTTTGTTAGCGCAATATATTCAACACGTTGAATGGAATTGCGATTTGCGACCACAAGCAACAACTCCGTGCGAAGTGCGCTGGAGATAACCAATTAGGAAGGCAAACCAAATGGACAAAATCAAGGTTAAGGCAATTATCGGAGTAGAAATGCCAGCACCGACAGTTGAGGCTGGAACAACTACCGAACGTAATGCGCAATTGCGCGACCACGCGGAACAAACTATTAAAAATACTTTGTCCGATATGAACCCAGAAATCTTGCGTTTGAACTTATCAAGAAGGGAAACAAACAATGGCGATTAATGCCGAACAGGTACGCGGTTGGATAGCCGAGTTACAAGTAACAGCAAGTATGAATAACAACCCAATTCTGCGCGATATAGCAAACACTTTAGATGAAGGTGTTGTAACGGGCAGAATTTATATCAACGAACCAAATAACGAAGGGAAAGTAAATGAATAACAGCGCGCTCGCCGTTACTG